GATTTGTTAAAAGATCAAGTAAATGCACAAAATGCAGGAACTAGAACCGGTAATAAGTTCGTAACAAGAAAAAATGGATTGACTCTGCAAGTATGGTGCATAGAAAAACCAGATCCTTTCTTTGGTGATATTTGATTATATTAAACAATAGTTGACAAGGTTTATTTAGTAGAGGATAATCAATGCAAATCAGCAAAAAGCTCAAGGATGATGTTAACGTTTGCTTCAATCACTGGTCTGTTAATCGTGAAGAAGCTAAGTTTGAGATAGAGCGTATAAAGGCTAATATTGTGGATGCTGAGAGATGTTATGATGATATAGCGGATAAAATAAAAAGAGGATTATATGCAGGTTGAGAAAGTAATAGAACATTTTGGAGATACTCGAAAGACTGCGGAGGCTTTAGGTCTTGGGTATCAGACAATTTGGCAATGGCGCAAGAATGGAAAGATACCGATCCTGAATCAATATAAGATACAGGTTTTGACAGATGGGGAATTTATGGCGGAGGTGGAGAAATGAGTAAAAAATACGATAATTTTATGAACGATCTTCAGTTGATATGCAGAAAACATTATGTTTGTGTGAGCGTATCTCTTGATGGTCAGATTGATGCTTGGGATGATGATGTATAATGTTAAATAATTATTATTAGTGAGGATTGTATGACTAAGAAACTTGGGAGACCATCTGGGTACACTCAAGATATTGGTGACGAGATATGTGAGCGCTTGGTGGATGGTGAGAGCTTAAGGAGGATCTGCCTTGATGACCATATGCCAAGTAAGTCTGCTGTCTTTAGATGGCTGTATGACAACAAGAGTTTCCGTGACCAATACGCAAGGGCAAAAGAGGAACAAGCCGACGCAATGGCAGACGATATGCTCGATATCGCCGACGATGGTGTCAATGATACGTATGTAGACGACAATGGAAACAAGAAAACAGATTACGATTGCATCCAACGTGCTAGGCTTCGGGTCGATACTAGAAAATGGATAGCATCTAAGCTCAAGCCCAAAGTATATGGCGATCGTATCATGAATGAAGTATCTGGTCGTGATGGTGGACCCGTCTTAATTAGTAAAATAGAATTGACGTGCCCTGAATTTGAAAGCAAAGATAAGCCTGCCTAAAAAACTGATACCGCTTTTCCTTGGCGATGCTGACGTTCGCGCATCGCATGGTGGAAGGGGGTCAGGTAAGACGCGCTCATTCGCAAAGATGACCGCTGTCCGTGGATATCAGAAAGCCATGAATGGTGAGTCAGGAATTATACTCTGCGGTCGACAATTCCAAAACTCTCTTGATGATAGCTCACTCGGTGAAGTCAAGGCAGCGATCCAAGAAGAAGAGTTTTTACTTGATTTTTATGAGATCGGAGAGAGATTCATTCGCTCCAAAGATGGTAGGATCAATTACTCGTTCTCAGGTCTTGAGCGAAATATCAATTCTATTAAGTCAAAGTCTCGTGTTCTGTTATCGTGGATTGATGAAGCAGAACCTGTCACTGATTCGGCGTGGCAAATACTTATACCAACAATCCGAGAAGAAGAATCAGAGCTGTGGGTGACCTGGAACCCGGCACGCAAATCTTCGCCGTGCGAATCCAGGTTCAGACATGCTAATGATCCGCTGATTAAATGTGTTGAAATGAACTGGCGTGATAATCCATGGTTTCCTGACAAGTTAGAGCGCGAGAGATTAAGAGATCAAGCGTACCGTCCAGACTCTTACGAACATATTTGGGAAGGTGGTTACATTACTGCTGTTACTGGCGCGTACTTTGCAAAGCATTTATCTGATGCAAGGGCAGAAAATCGCATAGGTAATGTAAGACCGGACCCATTAATGAAATTTCATCTATTCGCGGATATTGGTGGCACTGGTGCGAAGGCTGATGCTTTTGTATTTTGGGTGTCACAAATCATTGGTAAAGAGATACGATTAGTCGATTATTATGAGGTCGTTGGTCAGCCGATTGACGCACATTTGTCATGGATGAGGTCGAGAGGTTATGTGCCTGAGAAGTCACAGATATGGCTACCACATGACGGCGTGACGAATGATAAAGTTTACTCAGTCAGCTACCAATCATCGTTTGAGGCCGCTGGTTACAATGTCGAGATCGTGCCAAACCAGGGAAAAGGGGCTGCAATGCTTCGCGTAGAGGCAGCTAGGAGATGGCTTGGTTCGTGTTTCTTTGACGCAGAAAAGACTGAAGCTGGACTTGAGGCATTGGGAGCTTATCACGAAAAGAGAGATGAATTGAGGGACATTGGGCTAGGGCCCGACCATGATTGGGCAAGTCATGGCGCAGATGCCTTTGGGATGCTGTGCGTTGTTGTCGAGGATCTTTTTGTAAAACCAGAGCGCAAGCAGGAAAACTACTATGCTGGAGGTGGGTCATGGATGAGTTAACAAAGATATATCACAAAGATTGTGGCGGTCATGTTGGATATGTAAAGGATGTTTATGGTCTTAAAAAAGACAGGATTAACTTTTTTTTGCTAAACAAGAAGCATCCCGACTGCATGTGTGATTTGCATCTAGGATGCGCTAAGTGCGGAAGTTACATAAAGGACGAAAAAGAATTGACCTTGAATTAAATACGTGATATAAGACTCAATCAAAATAACCTAACGCTGTGGAGCGCTGGTTTGCTAGAATACCAAGAAGACAAAGAAGACAAGGACGAATCACAAGACTTCATGAAAGAGGTCCGTGAGAAATTCTTGCTTGCGTCTGATTATGAGAAAGAAAACCGTGAGTTAGCCAAAGAAGATATCGAATTCGGTGTCATGGGGAGGCAATGGGATGAGCGCGACGTTAATTTTAGAAAGCAAGAAGGCCGCCCATGTATCACAATCAACAAGTTCCCTGCATATATTCGCCAGGTAGTTAACGATTCAAGACAGAATCGGCCATCTATCAAGGTTCGGCCTGTCGATGATAATTCCGATCCAGATACCGCAGAGATATTCAACGGCTTAATCCGCAATATAGAAACAGCTTCCAATGCTGATGTCGCTTACGATACAGCCATCAACCAAGCCGTTTCAGGTGGCTTCGGGTACCTTCGCATTAATGTAGAGTTTGCTGATGATGATACATTTGACCGCCAAATAAAAATAGATCGTATATCAAACCAATTTTCAGTGTATGGTGATCCTCACTCAACCAGTGTTGACGGTTCAGACTGGAATTGCTGCTTCGTTACTGATCGCATATCTAATGAAGAGTTTGAGGAAAGATTCGGTGAGAAAGCCGAGGCTACAGATTGGGAGTCTGATGATAATAGTGACTTTGAATGGCTGAATGATGAAGGTGTCTGGATAGCAGAATACTGGGAACGCAAGCAAATACCCAGAAAGATTTGTTTGTTATCTGATGGCGACGTGGTAGACGAGGAAGTTTATCAAGAAAACTTGAGCATCTATGAATCGCTTGGAATCACAAAAATAGAATCACGGGAAACAGTATCGCACAAAGTTACTCAATACATTCTATCTGGCACTGAAGTCATTGAAACAAACGAATGGGCAGGCAAGTACATTCCTATCATTCCGGTCTATGGCGAAGAGGTTATCCTTGAAGGCAAGCGCTATTTCAAATCACTAATCCGTGACTCTAAAGACGCTCAGAAGATGTTTAACTTTTGGCGCACTACTTCCACTGAGGTAGTCGGATCCACTCCAAAGACACCATTTATTGGTGAAGAAGGAGCATTCGATGTTGATACCCACAAGTGGAATACAGCTAATGTCAAGAACTGGCCATACTTGCAGCACAAGAAAGGTACAAATACACCGCAAAGGCAACCATTCGCAAGCATACCAGCTGGCATAATCCAAGAGGCAATGAATGCTAGTGAGGACTTGCAAGCCACTATGGGAATGTTCGGCGCTTCTATTGGTGAACAAGATAACGCGGTTTCAGGACGGGCAATCAACGCTAGAAAGAAAGAATCTGATACTGGTACATTCCATTTTATCGACAACTTGTCTCGCGCATTGGGCCAGGCAGGTAGGATCATTATAGACTTGATTCCTCATGTTGTTAGGCCTGGGCAGATCCTCAGGATAATTGGCGAGGATCGCAAAGAAACCACCAATATCACTGTAGGCAACCGTCAGGAAATGCATCAACAGCAACCAGGTAGAGATCTATCGAATATCTATGACTTGACCGTAGGCAAGTATGATGTTGTTGTTGATATCGGCCCAGGTTACACAACCAAGCGCGAGGAAGCAGCAAGTCAGATGATAGAGTTCGCTCGTGTCAATCCACAAGCTATTGGTCTGATTAGTGATTTGATTGCTAAAAATCTTGATTGGCCTGGTGCGGATGAAATAGCGGAAAGATTTAAAGCTATGTTGCCACCTCAGATACTTGGTGAAAATCCACAAATGCAGCAATTGCAACAACAAATGCAACAAATGCAGCAACAAGCGCAACAAATGGTTGGTCAATTGCAACAACAAATGGAGCAATTAAAAGCTGATAAAACGCTCGAGTCTAAGAAAATAGATATCGACGGCTACAATGCTGAGACAAACAGATTAAAGGTAACACAAGCCGGGATGACACCGGAACAAGTGCAAATGATGGTAGCGCAAACAGTATTGCAGCTTATGCAGTCGCCTGACGTGCTACCAATGCAGCAACAACAATTTCAACAACCACAAGAGGTGCAGCAATGATGTTTAGGAAAAAGCCTGTAGTTATTGAAGCTTTTTGTCTGGGTGTAGACCAAATGCCAGATTGGTTCATTGATGCAAGGTCTGCTGGATCTATTAGAACTTATGCAGAAAATGCCGAGGCAGGTCCATTCGGATCAAAATTAAGTCACGCAACAATTGACACCCTAGAAGGTACTCATAGAGCGGATTATGGAGATTTTGTGATACTAGGAGTAAAAGGCGAATTTTACCCATGCAAACCTGATATTTTTGCGATTACTTACGAAAAAGTTGAGGAATAATATAAATGACAGAAGAAATGATAGAAGAGACCAATCAATTGCCTGCTAATAATGAGCCAGAGGCAAGCGAAGTCGAATCTGAAGAGTACTCAGAATATAACGCTGAATCCGATATTGAAGAGCAGCCGGAAGGCCAAGCTGTAGAGCCTGAGGACGATAGCGAAGAAATTGAGTTTAATGATAAATCTTACAAGTTGCCGAAGGATATTGCTGAGGCCGTCAAGTCAATGCGCAGTGACTATACGACTAAAACAATGTCTCTTGCTGAGCAGCGTAAGGCTTTCGAGGCTCAATCAGATTTTCATCAAAAACATATCGCTGATGTGGCCAAAGTGGTGGCGCTTAATGAACGGTTAGCCGAGTATGATCAAGTTGATTGGAACGCATTAAGCGATAGTGATCCGGTGCTATGGCAAAAATTGACTTCTCAGAGAATGACACTGGAACGTCAACGCAACCAATTAGCACAGGATGTGACACGAAAGGAACAGGATTTGCACCTCACAAGGCAGCAAGAATATGCTAAGCAAATGGAGGCAAGCGAGACTGTGTTAAGGCGTGAAATTAAAGATTGGTCGCCTGAGTTGGAGTCAAAATTGCAAGATTTTGGGGTTAAAGCGTTTGGTTTCGATATCGACGATGTTAAGAAATCAAAAGCGGACCCTAGGTTATATAAACTTTTGCATATGGCTTTTCTTGGTGACCAGATAATCAAGAAGCAAGCAATCAAATCGTCTCCTACTCAAGCCAAGCCTGTCCCAACAATATTAGGCAAAAAGTCTGCTATTGCAAAGAGTATCTTTGAAGTGGATGATCAGGACGCTTTCGAGAAAATGAGACGTAGACAGATTGCAAAACGTAAATAAATAACGATCTAACGCAGTGATGCGCTGATCAATTCTAACTTAACGCAGTGATGCGCTGGAGGTTTTAAAGATGTCAAATTCATTTAAAGTAGTAGATATGATTACAAAAGAGGCTTTGCGAATCGCGCATGAAAAGCTCTCTTTTATCGGCACTATTGACCGTCAATATGACGATTCATTTAAGCAAACTGGCGCTAAACATGGTCAAACACTGAGAGTTCGTGAGCCTAATCAGTACAAGCGCACACAAGGTAGTCGAGTGATGGACGTGCAAGATCAAGCAGAATCAAACCAAACCATTACTGTTGCGACTCAGGATCATACTGATATGCGCTTCAATTCTGCCGAGTTGATGCAATCAGTAAACTCTGAAGGCGCATTTGATAACCTGAGTAAGAATTACATTGAACCTGCTGTTGCATCGCTGGTATCAGGTATTGAAGCTGATTTCTTGGCATATTGTACTAAGGCAACTTATCAGGTAGCTGGAACCGCTGGCAGTGCGATCGCTAACCTGACCGCCATTGGCGCAGCTCGTGCAAAGCTTAACCAACAATTAGCGCCTAAAGACGGCAATCGATACGTTCAAATGGACTCTGTCGGCATGGGTACTTTGGTGTCTGGTGTTGCTACATACTTCAACGACTCAAGTGCAATTAGCGAACAGTACAAAGAAGGCTTTGTTAAACGCACAGGCATGGCAACATTCTACGAGAATGAGCGCGTGTGGACTATGGCTAACGGTGCTGACGTAGCTGGTGAGATCAACAACGGAACATTAACCAGTGGAATCACCACACTGACTGTAGATGGTTTCTCTGCTGCGCCTGCTGTTGGTTCTGTGTTCACTATTGGTTCTGGATCTGGTGAAACTGGTGTCTATGACGTGCATCCAGAAACAAAGCAGGCCTATTCGCATTTGAAACAGTTCACTGTTACCGCTGCGACTACGACCAGCATTACCTTTAGCCCGGCTATCATCTACGATACAACCAATCCAAAACAAAACTGTTCTGGTGCTCCTGCTGATGGTGCTGATATTGTCTTCGTTGGTGCTGCATCAACAAGCTACGTTCAGCCAATCATGTACCACAAAGAAGCATTCCAGTTTATAACTGCTGATCTTCCACTGATGGATGATGCTCATAAGTGCGTGCGCAGAGAGAAAGACGGCCTATCACTGCGCGTGTGGCAGGCATCAGACATACGCAATGACGAACTGTTGATGAGGATTGATATACTGTACGGCATGGCTGCTCTACGTCCGCAGTGGGCTTGTCGTTTGATTGGTAGCGCTAACTAATAAGGAGTTTTTAGAATGACTATATCTACAGGTTTGGAACGCTTGGGCTATGGCTCACCTGCTGGCTGTATTGCAACAGGACAGCATCAGCAAGTAATTAGCGGCGTTGGTGCTACTCGCACGCTGTTGCCAGAAGAGTCGGGTTCTTTGTGCCTATTTGATCGTGCGGCTGGTGTGGTTTATACGCTACCTACTCCAGTCGAAGGCATGAAGTTTGAGTTCGCTACTACGGTAACTATTACATCTAATGCAGCAAAAACAATCACTGCAACGATTGCTAGTCAATTCATTCTTGGTACTATGTTCGGTTACACTACTGACGCTACTGAGATTGACGGCTTCTCTGCCGATGGTAGTACCCATGTTGCTATCTCAAGCAATGGCTCCACTACTGGTGGAGTGATTGGTGATCGTTACACGCTAACCGCCATCAGTGCTACACAATGGCTGGTGGAAGGCAGTATCTTCTGTGGTACTTCTACACCTGCAACACCTTTCGCAACATCGTAATAATCCTACTACCTTAGGACAGGGGGCGGCTGGCTACGGGTCTCCCCCGCTTTAAAGGAGTTTAGAGCATGGCGGTAAGAATATTTCACAAAGATCATGGTTACGTGATAACCGCAGATCAAGAACAGATTAATGCATTGCTTGCAAAAGGCGGTGTTATCGATGAGAAGAAAGAAGAGATAAAACCTTCTTTAACCATTGAAGAAACAGAGATTCCAGCATACGTGCCAAAACTTAAAGGCAAGCGTAAATAATGGCACTTACCAATTACAGCGATCTACAGACTGCCATAGCATCATGGCACCATAGGTCAGTTAGCGAGATAACAGACTTTATAACTCTTGCCGAAAAGAGGATAAATTCTGACTTAATCACGCGCTTAGCAGAGGTAGAAGTACCTCTGACTGCTACTGTTGGTAGCCGCTACATAACTTTACCTGCCGGGTATCTATCAAATCTTGCTCTATGGTTGACTTATTATAATGATAGGATTCCGTTAACGTTCATGGCTGCTGATAGTATGCAAGCATATGACGATAACAGACAGCCAAGATTCTACACAATAGAAGTAGGCTCGATAGCGTTTGAAAGCCCGTGCGATGTGGCTTATACATTCACGTTTAGGCACAAGAAAGGCTATGACATAGCTTCAACATTAACAAATTCTGTGCTGACTAACTTCCCGGCTGTGTATCTATATGGCTCAATGAGAGAAGCAAGTATATTTGCTCAGGATGATAAGAATATTGAGAAATACGAGGCGCTGTACCAACAGGCAATAACCGAAGCGCAAAGATTAGAGACAGCCAATAAGACTCTGGCTATGTTACGTCAGGATTTTTTAGTATCTGGCAGTTATAATAACAATATATTCAGCGGTGGGGGCTATTAAATGGCTTTAGAGACTGGGACATACATAAGTGACTTAGTAGCTACAAATCCTGTATCTGGTGACCCGAAGTCACAAGGTGACGATCATATACGGCTTCTAAAGAGCACTATCAAGGCTACATTCCCTAATGTTAATGCGGCTGTTACTCCAACTGATGAGGAGCTCAACTTTGTCGATGGCGTTACGAGTAATATACAAACCCAATTGGACGCAAAAGCGCCTTTAGCAAGCCCTGTGCTGACTGGAGTTCCTGAGGCTCCTACCCCTGCTGATGGCGATAACAGCACTAAAATTGCTACAACCGCATTTGTGGTTAACGCTTCTCTTACGTCAAGTTTGCCAGGCCAATCAGGTAATGCAGGTAAGCTAATAGGAACTGACGGGACTACTGCCGGATGGGTGGATGAGATAGATACGTCCATAGTAAAACCTGCTGCTGGAGATGAGTTTGTTACAGAGTCGCAAACTCAGACATTATCAAATAAAACCATAACAGATCCGATATTTGTTAACGATGCAGACAACACAAAAGAGGCGGTTTTGAACGTCTCAGGTGTGACCGCCGGGCAAAGCAGAGTAATGCTAGTTTCTAACAATGATCTTGTGCTTGATACTCCAGGGTGGCGTTTGCTTTCAGTTATAAATGCGAGCAATGTTGCTACAGTTGACATAGAAACGACGTTTGACAGCGCATACGATGATTATGTAATAGTTGCTAGTGAAATAGCATCGGTATCTACCTCTAAGCTCAGATGTAGGCTGAAGATAGGAGGATCATATCTCACTAGCTCAACATATGCCTATAGCCAGACCAGATCAACTAATTCAACCACTTATGACAATTCAAATGGCACAACATTCATAAATTTAATGGGTGATATAGACGGCACTGCTGCTGCAAACAGCAATTTTGTAATGTTCATTCATAATCCAGCCAGTACAACCAAGTACAAAACAATAACTTGGCGCGGGATGCACGCAACTGGTGTTGTCGCATCTTCATGGCTAAATGTATCAGGTTCCGCTTATAACAATAGCTCCACCGCTGCACTGACCGGAGTTCGGATATACATGGAATCTCTTAACATTTACGGTAAGTTCAAGCTCTTTGGCATAAGGAACTCAATCTAATGGCACTATTTAAAGCTACCGCTCAAGGCACTGTGCAAATGACGGCTGAAGAAGAATCCGAGATACTTGCTGAAAGATCTGAAAGAGAGACGCTGCCTAATAAAAAGGCGAGGCTGCGGTTAGCCATAAATGATGAGCGCAAGATAAGGGCTAATTCTGGTGTTGTTGTTAGTGGAGTCATATATTCAACTGATTTCAATTCGCGTATAGAATTAAGTAATGCTTATATATACCTTGTAAGGAATGAGGGTGCAACGATAGATATTGAATCGAAGAATGGAGAAATATTCACCTTTGATATAAATGGAATAGGATCTATCTATGATGCTGTCAATAGCCATGTTAATGCTGTATCTGCCGCTGCTAAAACCCATTTTTCTAATGTCAATCTTTTAAATAAAAATGACGTTGATCTATACGATGTAAAAAGCCTATGGCCATAATTCGTGTCCCTAATTGCGGATCTGTAGGAGTTAACCAAGATCTATCCCTGCATGAATTGCCTATCAATGCCTGGACGGATGCTAGTAATATAAGGTTCCTTGATGGCTATGTAAATCAGTTTCTAGGACATGGGCAAGTATACGGAACCCCATCGGTTATACCTTATCATGTTTTGCCTGTGATAATTAGCGGAGTGCGCTACTGGCTATATG